TTGCACGAGCATATAATCAAGCATTTGTTTTGATAGAAATAAATGATATAGGAGAACAAGTTGCAAACACTTTACAGTTTGACTTGGAGTATGATAATCTTATAATGTCCTCTATGCGTGGAAGAGCTGGTCAAGTTCTTGGTGGGGGATTTTCTGGCGGAAGAGCTCAATTAGGAGTGAGAACTACCAAAACAGTAAAAAAAGTAGGATGTTCTAACTTGAAACAATTGGTAGAAGATAATAAACTTATTGTAGAGGATTATGATACTATTAATGAGTTGTCTACTTTTATTGTAAAAGGAAGTTCCTTTCAAGCTGATGACGGATGTACGGATGACTTAGTATCTTGCATGTTTTTATTTTCATGGGCAACAGATCAGACATATTTTAAGGAACTTACTGATGTGGATGTACGACAGACCATGATGAAAGAACAGCAAGATGCATTAGAACAAGATATGGCTCCTTTTGGTTTTATTATTACTGGATTAGAGGATGAAAATATAGGAGAAGTAATTGATGAATATGGTACAAGATGGAATCCAGTTATAAGGGATTATGGAAGTAATTGGTAAAAGGTTAGATGAATTCTACCAAATCATTATCTACCTTTATCCAACAATTAGAACAGAGAATTTGTGATTTGTCTATTAGATGAAAAATTTCTTTACGGCTTTTGGGATTAGTACCAACCCTTTTTGTTATTTTACGAATCTCAGCATCATGGGGATAGAACTTAAGACATACAGTCTCACTTTCTCCACAATGTATACAAGACCTATCTGCTAAAACTTCATTTAATAATATAATTCTTTTACGATAATTACGTCGAGCCACTCTTTTAATAGTCTCTTTATACTTTTCATAATGAGCATTTACCATGTTTTTATTTATATGTTATAACACTTATAAAAATGATTTTTGGAAATTGATTTTTTATAAATATCAATGTAAAACAAAAACTCTTAGATAAGGAGTAAAGAAAATGGGATTTTTAGTTTCGCCTGGCGTACATGTTAGAGAAATTGATCTAACAAACGTTATTCCTGCTGTTCAAACTACGATTGGTGCTATTGCTGGCCCATTTGAAAAAGGCCCTGTAGGTTCTGTAACCTCTCTTGGTTCAGAAGAGCAACTTTTGCAGCTGTTTGGTAAACCTCAGTCATCAAGCAATCAGTTTGAAACGTGGTTTACAGCTTCAAACTTTTTACAATATTCAGATGCGATACGGATAGTTCGTTGTGCTTCAGGCATCTTAAATGCTGGTGCAAACAGTGGTATCCTTATTCGTGACGATGACCATTATGAAGCCAGTTTCTCCACAGGACAAGGTTCCCACGGCGAGTGGGCAGCTAGAACTGCTGGTACTTGGGGTAATGCAATCGGTGTTCAGATTTGCAATACTGCAACAACATACGAGCAAGATTTAGCCGTCAATAACCAAGTTGCTAGTGCTGGGGCAGTCGCCGATACCACAATTACGGTTGATAACGCAGATGAGACAGGGTGGGCATTTAATATAGGTGATTTGATTTCTTTCTATTCAGATACTAGTAATACAGTGCCAGTTGATGAATTTAATGAGTATGAAGTAACAGCTGCTAATACATCAACTAATGTATTAACAATTCGTTTAAAAGATGATCCAAATGGCCAAGGCCTGCAAAATATTATTGCCGATAATATGTATATAAAACGGCGTTGGCGGTATTATGACTTGTTTGATGGTGCGCCTGGTTCTTCTGACTGGGCAACTGATAATGGCGGAGGGAGTTCTAATGATGAACTGCATATTGTAGTTTATGACACATCTGGTGCCATTACTGGTTTTGCTGGTGGTGTTTGCACAACTGGTGCTGCTGGTGCTAATGGTGCAAGAACTGCTTCTGTACTAGAAACCTATGGTAATCTATCAAAGAATTCGGTTGCGAAGACTGCTCAAGGAGGTAGTAATTATTATCCTGATGTTATTTTCCAAGGTTCAAACTACATTTACTGGACAGATCATATTTCTGGTGGTAGTAACTGGGGTACAAATATAACAACTGCTTACAGTTCAGTTATTCCTACTACAATTGACGCACTCACCGGCGGCACAGACGATTATGCTGTAAGCGCTGGAGAATTACAAATTGGTTATGATAAGTTCAACAACACAGAAGAATTTGACATTAATCTTGTTATGGGCGGTAAGGGTGGTGGTGCTGGTGATACAAAAACTACACAAGACACTCATGTAACAATGATTACTGACTTGGTTGAAACCAGAAAAGATTGTGTGGGATTTGTTTCGCCATATCGTGCTGGACACGTTGGTTTAGCGGCGTCATCTGCAACCTCGGCAACAGCTACAGAAAATGTCAAAATTGCATTTGATCTATGCCCATCATCTTCATATATGGTTTACGATAGTTGTTACAAATACATGTATGACAAATACAATGATGTATATCGTCATGTTCCAATGAATGGTGATACTGCTGGTCTTTGTGCTCACACAGATGGTGTTGCTGATCCTTGGTATTCTCCTGCTGGATATAATCGTGGTAATGTTCGTGGTGCGATTAAATTATCGTATAATCCAAATAAATCAGATAGAGACATTCTTTATCGTGCAAGAGTTAATCCTGTAGTTAATTTCCCCGGACAGGGAGTGGTTCTGTTTGGTGATAAGACTGCGCTTGCAAAACCAAGTGCCTTTGATCGTATCAATGTACGTAGGTTGTTCTTGGTACTTGAGAAAGCAATTGCAACTGCTTCTAAATACATGCTCTTTGAATTCAACGATGAGTTTACGAGGGCTCAATTTAGAAACATGGTAGAACCTTTCTTAAGGGATGTTCAAGGAAGGCGAGGTATCTTTGACTTTAAGGTAGTCTGTGATGCAACAAATAACACAGGTGAGGTTATTGATCGTAACGAGTTTATTGGAGATATTTACATTAAACCCGCTCGTTCAATCAACTTCATTACCCTAAACTTTATTGCAACACGAACTGGTGTTGCCTTTAGTGAGGTAGGAGGTTAATCATGGCTAACATAGATGACTTTAAAGCTAATCTAATTGGTGGTGGTGCTCGTGCTAATCAGTTCAGAGTAACAATTACTCCACCGCCGGGTATTGCAATCGGACTTGATGTTCGTAGAACTTCCTTTTTAGTAAAAGGATCAAGTTTACCCGCTATGACAATGACCCCTATTGAAGTTCCTTTTAGGGGAAGAAAAATTTATATTGCTGGTGACAGAGAATTTGCAGATGAGTGGACTACTACATTCATTAATGATACAGACTTCATGATTCGTGATGCAATGGAAAGGTGGTCAAACGGTATTAATGATCTTGCAGATAATACTGGTGTGATTGCTCCTGCTGATTATCAAACCGATTTAACTGTTGAACAGTTGGATCGTGATGATACAGTTCTTAAAAGTTATATTTTTAAGAGTGCATGGCCTACTAGTGTTGCTTCAATTGAACTAACTTCTGATGCTGCTGATGCTATTGAAGAATTTGAAGTAACTTGGAGATATCAACACTTTGAAGCTTCTGGGGTAAACTTCTAATTGCAAACCTACTAAATATACCATAGTAGGGAGATATTATGGCCGAACTTTTCGGATTTCGTATAGAAAGATCAAAAAAAGACGAGGGGGGTGGACAATCGTTCACTTCCCCCACCTCTGATGACGGCACTATTGAAGTTGCTGGTGGTGGTTTCTTTGGACAAATTCTAGACACAGATGGCAGACAAAAATCGGATTTAGATTTAATTCGACGCTACCGTGATATTGCACAACAAGCAGAATGTGATACTGCTGTTGATGATATTGTGAATGAAGGTATTGTTTCAAATGAAAATGATCAAGCAGTACAAATTACATTAGATCGCTTACCTTATCCTGAGAAAATTAAAAGAAAAATACGAAAAGAATTTAGTGAAGTATTACGTCTTCTTCATTTTGAACAAAAAGGCCATGATATTTTTCGGCGGTGGTATGTAGATGGAAGAATCTACTATCATAAAATAATTGATCCTAAAAATACAAGAAAAGGTATTACAGAACTTAGGTGGATTGACGCATCGAAAATT